AGCGGAACGTCGTTCGACCAGTAGGCCCGCGTCCCGGCGACCTCGCGAACCTTGATCGTCGTCGGATCGAGGACCGTCCACGTTCGCGGATAGCCCGACTCGTATTTCGTCGTCACCCAGAGGAACGCTTCGCCGCGAGCGTAGATCGACCAGACGACCACGAACATCGCATCGTGAATCCCGTTCGGATACCACGCGGCGCAGGGGTCGTGGACCCAGAGCGGTTCGTAGCCCTGCGTCGATTCGGTGTGGCGGTAGCGAAGCGGCATCGCCGCGATCTGCTGCGCGTTCAGTTGCAGGCAACGATCGACGGTGCCGACGCTCCGCGACGACGCCCCCCCGGGCAGAGCCTCAAACCAGCCGTTTTCGGGGAAGCGCAGGGCGTGGCCGACGAACTCGCCGATGCTGCCATACGTCGGCGGAACCGCGTTGTCAGCGCCGAAAGGCGGCGGCTGGCGGCGGCGTCGCAGCAGACGCATGGCGCAAAGATACTCCGAAAACGGACTATCGCAAGGCGCCGTCGCCCCGGCCGACAACAGGAGGGCAGACGTCCTCGCCCGCGAAAGTGTCCCAGGATTTGCTTATATCGGCATGGCCCGATCCGCGCGGCTACGGCGCGAATCAGGCGAGCGTCGAGAGAAACCCATCGACCAGAAAGGATCGACGCATGACGAACCCTAACGGCAGGCCCGATTTCGCGACGATGCTGGCGCCGCTGGAGGAACTTCGCGCCAGCCTCATCGCACGCCGCGACGAACTCAAGACGGAGCTAGACGACGTCCGCGAGCGCGTCGGCGAGATCGACCGCGTACTCAAGGCGGCAGGCGTGATCGACCGCGAACCACGCAAGCCGCGCGGCAAGTCACCGCAAGCGGAGTCGTCGCCAGCAGCGCAAACGCGCGTCCTTGAGTACGTCGAAACGCAAGACGAGGTTACGGCGCGCGGCGTCTCGGAAGCGCTGGGTATGTCATCGAGTTACGCGAGCAAGGTTCTCGTTGATCTCCGCGAGCGCGAGCGCATTCGCCTGCTGAGGGTCGAGGGCGCGCATCCGTCCGGCAAGGGTCGTCGGCCCGTCTACGGGCCGTGGCCGAAGGGAGGTAGATCGTGAGGACGAACGGCGTTCCGCATTTGCGAATCACGGACTGCTCGGATCGCGAGCTGCTGACGCTGCTCGCCGATTTGGAAGCGACCGAGGGCTACGTGGACGTTCACGATCTCGCGGCGCAGTTCTGGCCGCGTGCGACGCGCGACGAGGATTCCGCCGAGGCGATCCACTGCCGCGCGTGCGTCACTCGTCGGTTGTCGTGGATTCGTAGCGAGGCGGGCCTGGTCGAGAAACACGAAACGGAGCGGCGCAAGTGGCGACTGACCGAGCGCGGAGAACAGTTCCTCGCCGCGAAGCTACGCGCTGCCGAGGAACGCGCCGTCCGCGACGCATCCGACGATGTGCTGGTCGAGCTAACGGCGCGGATCGGCGAGCGCTATCACCGGATCGACTCGACGTCGGCGTGGTTGGTGCGTCGCGAGTGGCAATACCGGACGGCGCGACGATGATCCACGATCCATAGACCATGAATCATTGATCGTCCACGTTGACACGTTCGGCCCGACGCTCCGCGACCTGCGCACCGCAGCCGGGTTGTCGCTCGCCGACGTCGCCGCACGAACCGGACTGGAACAGTCGGCCATCGGCCGCATCGAGCGCGGCGAGCGCTCGCCGACGTTGCGCACACTGGCCGCGCTAACCGTCGCCGTCGGTTTTCGCTTCGCCGTCTACGGTGAGTCGGTCGCGCTGACTCGCGACGAGGAAGGATTCGCAACGCAGACGCGCAGGCGATGAGTCGAACCAGTCCCGACGTTCCGGGTACGTGGGAGCACGGCGACCCGGGGATGCCGCGCCGCTTACCGCTGCGCGTGCCCGAGGCACCGTGGACGGTGGCCTACACGCTCGGCGGCGGCGCGAACTGCCTGCTCGGTCGCGAGCCTGCTGGCGCTCGCGGCGAACTGCTCTGGCATTTGTCGGTCAGCCGTCCGAATCGTCATCCGTCCTGGGACGATCTCAAGGGCGCCCGCTACCGGCTGCTGCCGCTCGACCTCGCGTTCGGAATCCTGCTGCCGCCGCCCGATCTGTACGTGAACGTTCCGTCGCAGGATCACGTCTTTCACATCTGGGAGATCACCGACCCGCGCGCCCCGTGGCTCGGCGGATAGTCCGCAGCCGCACGTTTCGAACCGGTGTGCAGACGTTGACGTGCGAGCACGGCCGCTACTTCATGCACATTCGCAACCGCAGCTACTCGTCCCGCGTGGAGGTCCCCGCGTCGAACGTCGCGCGCTGGCTGGCGTACTTCGACCAGCGATAGTCCGATTCCGGAGTAACGTGCGTGCGTGGCCCGTCCCGCCCGCGCTGCTCGGCCCGTCCACGGTGCGCTAACCGGCCTCGGTCGCAAGCCGCGCCTGGACGTCATCGATCCGGCGCCCTGGGAACTCTGGCGCTGGACGCGCGAAGCGCACCGCGCTATCCGCTGGATCGAATCCGTGGCCCGGGTCCCGACCGGGCACAACGCGGGCGATCTCATGCGGCTGGCGCCGTTCCAGCGCTCGATCGTCCACGACGTCTACGACAACCTCGCCGCGTTCGAATCGATCGCGACCGCGAACGGCAAGACGACGCTGCTCGGCGCGATCGCGCTGGAGCGGATCTCGCGCGGCGACGACTACGCCGAGGTCGATGTGATCGCGACGAAACTCGACCAGGCGAGCGAGGTCGTTCGCGCTGCAGCGCGCATCGCCGAGGCGTCGCCCGACCTGCGCGCCCGCTGCGCGCTCTACGACGAGGACACCGAACTCCGCTACCGCCCGACCGGGTCGCGGCTTCGCGCGCAGCCCGCGCGACTCAAGGCGGTGGAGGGTCTGAACTTCAATCTCGGAATCGTGGACGAGGTCGGATTCGCCGACGACGACCTGATCGAGTCGCTGGTCGCGCGTCTCGGCAAACGCGCGGACGCGCACCTGCTCGGGATGGGCACCCCAGGCTTTACGCCGAACCTGCTCTGGCGCATCCGCCAGCAGTTCCACGCAGGCGATCTGCCAGCGCACGTCGTCTACCGCGAGTTCGCCGGTCCCGAGGGCTGCGACCTCCACGACCGCGACGCCTGGACGTCCGCGAACCCGGCGATCGCGGCGGGGTTCCTGCGGCCGCAAGCGCTTGAACTGCAAGTGTCGATGCTGCCCGAGTCGAAGTTTCGCGTCTACCACCTCGGCCAGTGGGTCGATCAAGCGTCGGCGTGGCTACCCGCTGGCGCCTGGGAGTCGTGCCCGGACGCGGCACCGCCGATCGACGGAACCGACGTCGTGATTGCCGTCGAGGGGACCTATCAGCGCACGGTCGCCGTCTGCGGCGCGACGCTCGACGGCGCCGTGTTCCACTGCTGGTCGTCCGACCGGGCGACGGACGCGGAACTGCGGACCGTGCTCGACGTCGCCTCGGAACGCTGGAACGTGATCGAGGTCAGCCACAATCGGCGCGTGCGGACGCGACTGTTCCGCGACCTGGAGATCGACGGCGCGCCCGTCAATCCCTGGAACGCACGAAACGACGTCGAAGCGGAGTCGGCGAACGAGTTGTATCGAGCGATCCTCGACCAGACGATCGTTCACGACCACGACGAGCTGCTGACCGACCACGTCTCGCGGCTGCGCGCTCGACTGTTCTCGGACGGGTCGCTGCGACTCGTCCGGCCCGAGGGCGAGTCGGTCGATGCAGCGCTGGCGATGCGGAACGCCTGGTGGCGCGCGTCCGAACTCGCCGAGACGCAGCCCGCAACGCCGATCCGGATTTACTAAACGCCGACGCCCCGCAAGGCCGCTTGCGGGGCGTCATTGAACCAGCGGGACGAGCGTAACCGCGCAGCGCAGTTCGAAACGTCACTCGATCGAGTGATCCGGGCGCACAGGGGCGCCCCTAACGTCACGCGGGCACCGGGCCCTAGTGGTTTGTTGTCCGAACCGGGGGACCGCCAGGGCGACACTCAGAGCCAGCGCACGCAGGCGGCAGCAGGTGCGCGAGCACAACGAGCAGCAGCAGCGAACCGACGACGAGCACGGCGACGGCGATCGCTCCGCGTCCGTCTCGATCCGGCTGCGACTGGCTGCGCTCGACCTCGTCCGGCGGCATCCGCCGGGATTCTAGGCGCTCGGCCACGCGTCGATCGGTTCCTGCTGGTGACGACACGCACTGGGCCGAGCGTTTTCCCCCCAAAAAACGCCATATGACACCGATCGCCGAACTCTGCGCTTACTTATGATCCGGCCGCGGCCCGCTTGTAATGCAACCACCGACCCGGCATGGCTCGCACGGGGGCATCCGTCGAGATTGCGACCGATCGTCGGCACAGGAAGCGGCGGCGGGCCGCGCTCAACACTTGCGAGGCCGACCCTTAGCGCCGCCGCTGCGACGTGGTGCGCCCTTCGTGCGCTGCGCCTTTTTCGTGCGGAGAATCTTCGTCTTGTTCTGCTGGTAGTGGCGCTTCACCGCGGCGTTGTGCTTCGACCTGTTCTTGCCGACGTACTTCGCTTGCGCCTTGCGGTGCGACGCGGCGCCAGCACAAGGACCCTTTGCCACGTCGCCGATGCTACGCCGTGGTCGTCGTCTCGGCTAGCTCTGGATCTGGTGGCCCGGGCCGAGGATTCCCCAGACCCGTACTTATGATCTCGACGGCGTCGGCGATCCGCTCAAGCGCTGCGACGAGATCATCGAACCGCGTCAGCAGTTCGTCAGCTCGCACCGACCCACTGCCACTCGGCGTCGTCGTCCCGCTTCCACTGCTGCCGTCCGCAGACGCGGCACCAGCGCCGCCGACGTGAGGTCGAGTACGACCAGCCGAACGTATGCGGGCAGAGTCGCTTGAGCATTAGCCCTTCGTCGCTCGTTTGCCGACGGCGCGCACCGCCGGATTACTGCTGCGCTTGATCCGCGCGAGGACGTGACGATACGAACCGCTGGTCGTAGAGCGCGCCGAGTAGGCGAGCGCTGCGCGTGCGCGCTTCGCCGTGTTGATCGGGTACTCGCGCGTTTTCGGGTAGGCGAACTGCGAACTGCGTAGACGCTTGACGCCTTTCGCGGTCGATGCTTTGCCGGGGCGTGGACGTGGCATCTATCGGTCCTCCAGGTGGATCGCACCGGCCCAGACCTTGCGTGCGCCGGACTGCTGGCGACGATAGCGCGACCGCTTCGCTGCCAGTCGCCGACCGCGTGCGAGGTTGCAGGGCGCGCAGGCGGCGACAAGGTTCGTTAGCGCGTCGGTGCCGCCCTCGATCCGTGGGATGACGTGGTCGCAGTGCGTCGCGTAGCCGCCGCACCAGTGGCAGACGTTGCGGTCACGACGGAGCACGAACGCGCGCAGCAGCCGCCAGCCGTGCGTCGATCCATTCGCCCGCAGCAGGCTCATCGCAGGTCCCTGATCGCGAGCACTGCAGCGCGTGGGATCGCGAGCGCGGCATCGATCTGAGGATCTTCCGATGCGCCCGCCGACAGTGCGACCACGATCCGGTCGTCGGCCTCATGGAGCAGCAGCCCGACGGTTACGTGCAGCATCGCGTTCGCGTCGCCCAGCAGCTCGCGCTCGACCTGATCTGGGTCGCGCCAGCCCGACAACGCGACCGAATCCAGCCATTCGACCTCGACGCGCCGTAGGTCGTCGCGAAGGCTCATCGAGCGGGGCACGTAATCCAGTGCGAGGTCCTGAGATCGGCGTCGGCGGCGACGACCTCACCGACGAACGGCCGTCGTGCGAGCAGCCCGTCTCCGTTCGGAATCACGATCCAGTCGGGTTTCGCTCCAGCGTCCACGCCGCGCGGGTTCAACTGGACGCGCACGCCCTTGACCGTTCGACCCCACTCGACGGGCGCGAAGCAGTAAACGCAAATGGCGTCGTTCACCAGCGCGCCCGATGGTACGCACGCGCGAACTTCGCGTATTGCCGCTGCTGCGCTTCCGTCATCCGTCGTTCGCGAACGTCGCTGCGTGCGAGGTCGCGTTCGATTAGCCGAACCTGCGCGCGGACGTCGTCGGCGCCTGCGCACGCCGGGATCAGTCGTTTACGCCGGAGGTTCATTCGGCGATCCGTTCCATGAGCGCGACGACGCTGGCGCCGATCGGCTGCGGAAGGTCGATCGTCCGCGTGCGCGTTCGGTTGTGCTCGCGGTCGTGGCAGTGCGGGCAGAGCAGTTCGACGTCCTCGGGCCGCTCGCGGCCGTAGCGCGCATACGTGCGGTGATGCATTTCCAGCCAGCGCGGTTCGTCGTCTCCGCAGCGCTCGCAGCGGTAGCCACGGAAGCGGATCAGCGCCGCTTTGCGCGCCGTCCAGAGCGGGTGCCCGGGACCGTAGTCGTTCACGCCGTGACCTGCGGGCAGTCGGCAGCGTGCAGGCCCGCGCCGACGCCGCATTGTGGACAAACGTTCCGCGCGGGATTTTCTTTCTCTGCGTGCGAGCGCGAGCCGTTTTCAGTAGCTCGCTCGCTAGCACGCTCTTTAGAGAAGTACGTAGTACTTCTCTCTCTATAGGTGCTAGCAGCCTGATAGCGGTCTGCTAGCGGCGTGCTAGCAGAAAGTGTCACAAATCCAGCGGTTTCTAGTTCGATTAATGCGCGCGTAGGAACAACGCGTCGAACGTGGAGCGACAACGATTTGACAACAAACGGGCGATTCTCTGTCGCTCTGTTGCACCAGACCGTAATCAGCAGCCCACGCGCGGCGAGTGACAGACCGAGGAAATCGGCGTCCTGCAGCAGCCGCGTATAGAGTTTTATCCACAGGGGATGCCGGTCTTTGTAGTGCTGGAACTCGTCCCAGCGGGGAACGTCGATCCACGTCTCGGGCGTGATCTCGTCGGCGTTCACGCGCCCTCGTCAAGCGGTGTCGTCGTCAGCCAGTCGATCATCGAGCGAACCTCGCCAGCGGTCAGCGTCGCCGGGTCCTCGATCGGACGTCCGACCTGTTGCGTCAGCCAGTCGCACCGTTCCTGGTGCGAGCGTAGGCCGCGATCGAGCATGAGCGCGGACAGGTGCGCGAGATCGCCGAGCGACGGGCCGTTCGTCGGCCGCGGCGCCGTCTGCAAGCGCTGCTCTAGATCGACCAGGCGCTGAATCAGCCCGTCCGCTTCGCTGCGGTCGAGCGAGTCGCGGAGCGGCGCCCAGTGCAGCCCGCCCTCGTCATCGCGTCCGTGGACGACGTCGGCGAGTAGGTCGGGTTCGATCGAGCGAACCTCGCCCATCGCCCGGTATAGCTGCTCGGTCGTGATGTGCCCGGGCGTCCGCAGTTTGCCGACGAGGACGTTCAGTTTGCGCGCCTGCTGCGGCGTTCGGTACTCGTTCGCGACCTGCGACAGCGTCGCCTCGGGCGTCTCTGGGACGTCCGCAACTGCCGGCGTCGGCTCCGTCTCGGCTGGCGCCTCCGTGGTCTGTACGGCGCTGAGGGCGCGTCTACGTGGACGCTTTGTCGGCTGCTCGGATTCGCTGACGATCTGCGCCGTGTCATCGGCGATTTCCTCGGTCGCGGCGAGGCCACCGATGACGTCCGCGAAGATCGCCCGGGCGAGTTCTGCGGTCGCTCGGGCGATCAGCATTTGCCGCGGATAGGTCCTCCAGTTGTGCTTTCCGACGAGGTTCGCACGCTTCGCGTCATCGATCGTCCAGGTGACCCGGGACGTCTGTTCGGAGTCGCGGCGACGTCCGGCGACGACGACGCGCGTCACGGACGCATCCTCGATCCAGAGTTCGTGACCGGCGGCGAGGATCAGTCCGCGTTGCGCTTCCGCGGCGAGCGACGGACGTCCTTCGATCACGGCGATTTTTGCGAGCGACTGCATCGGCCCGAGGCCGACCTCGTCGCCGTAGAGAATCGCCGCGGTGATCGCTGCGGGGTTGCCGCGGAACTGCTGCGGCACGAAATCGGTATTGGCGATCGCTTTCGCGACCTCGGCGGCGCGTGGCAGGACCTCGATCCAGTCGCGCGGGTGCGGTTCGTAGGTGGCAAGTGTCAAGGCGCGACCTCCTCGCGTCGTAGTGGAGTCAGCGCACTGCCGATCGGGTCCTCGCGTTCACGCCAGTTCGCGATCTCGATGCAGTCGCCGAAGATTCGGAATGAGCCGGGTCCCGCATCGACCGGCAGCAGTTCGTATGTGCCGTCCGCGCGCAACCAGACGGCGCCGACCTGATCGACGGCGGGCATCGGCGATTCCTCGCCGTCCACGATCACCGACTCGGCGTAGCGGTAGGCGGCGAGTTGTAGCGCCGTCTCATCGAATACGCCCTTTGCCGCCGTCTTGAAATCCAATAGCCAGCGCTGCGCGTCGATGAGATCGGCGACGGCGTCGAGCGTTCCGCAGTAGCGCAACGTGCGGTTGACCACCATCGCCTCGATCAGCAGCTCGCGGGGTTGCCAGTCGCGCACGAACGCCTCGTAAGCGTCCACGAACGGATCGAGCGGTTCGGGGACCTCGACCTGCTCGCCCGCGGCGAGACGGTGAACAAGTAGATGGACGTCCGTGCCGCGCTCGCCCGCGGAGTCGCGCTCCAGGAACCGGGCGCGGAATAGCGTCTCTAGCCGCTGCGCGACCGGCGTTTCGGCGAGTTCGTCCCAGTGATTGACGGCGTAGCGGGCGGTCGCTTCCGCCGACCACTTGAGCAGCGCCGGTTTCGGGAATCCGTTACTTATGATCGTCGTCGCCCCGGGGCGCTCGATCTCGTCCACGAAATAGCGGTGGCCGCGTCCCGAGTTGACGCGCCGTGTCGGGCTACGCATCGGCGTTCAGCAGGTAGGCGAGTGCGCGTGCGCGACGCTCGACGCGGGCGAGATCGCCGTATTCCTCCGTTACCGAAAACGTGGCGATTGCCCGGTGCGCGTCGAGCCGATCGAGCACGGTCGCCTCGTAACCGAGTTTTCGGTTCGACGGAATGCCGTAGCCGGACGTCGTCACGACGTAGAAACGCAGCGAGTCGCGATAGGCGTCGGCGCGCTCGCGCTCCTGCTGCTGGCGTTCCTCTCGCGCTCGCGCCACTCGCATTCGCTTGAGGTCGTTTTCGCAGGATCGGCAGCGCGCCTCGTATCCACGACGCGGCGACGCGCGACCGCGGAACAACTCAAGCGGCAGCGTCCGGCGACAGTCCTTGCAGACCTTCACTCGATCATCCCCGCGAGGCGGCAGATATCCGCGAGCGTCCACGCGTCCAGTACGGCGATCGGGGTTCGGTCGTTGTGCCCGCCGACGATCAGCAGCCAGTCGCGGCCGTCCGTCTTGCCGTTTGCTCGCGCCTGGTCGATCCAGCGTCCTTCGGGGACGCGTCGTTTCGACCGCTTGCATTCGATCGCAAAGACGGCCGAGCCGTCATCGTCGCTGCCGTGCGCCCATCCGCGCGGGCCGACCGACGGCCGTCGTTCGCCGCCGAAGATCCGGCACCAGCGACGTTCGAAATCCTTCCAGGCGGCGTTCGTCATCGCGACCTCGCGAATAGCGATAGCTGCTGCGTCCGCGCGAAGATCATCTGCGCGTAGTCCGGATTCAGCTCGACGCCGATCGCGTGCCGACCGTGCGCACGCGCGACGAGCGCGGTCGTTCCCGAACCGAGGAACGGATCGAGCCCGATCCCCGGCCGATAGTCGTCGTGGCCGCAGTCAGTCCAGCCGACCGTTCGTCGCTCGGCGCCCGGGTCGGGCACGGTCGCGGCCTTGCCACGGCGCAGCGGGTCCTTATCCGGCGTCCACGATCCGCGCTGGCGGTCTGACTCCACGATCCGATAGCGCGGCTTGCCGCACCTGCGGCAGACGTCTGCGGGGCACGACGCGAGCACGCAACGCGTAACCAGCGCTTCGGGAAACGTCGCAAAATGCGCCTCGGCGTATGGCTGCGTCGGGATCGACCAGACCGAGCGGAGGTTGCGACCGGACGAGTTCCAGTCGATGCGGCCCGCCCCCTGGCCGCCGCCGTTGACGTCGATCCCCGGGCGCACCGTCCGACGTTTGCCGTTCTCTGACCATGCCTCGCGGTTCGGCTCCCGAACCGCCTCCTGGTCGAACCAGTAGCGCGCCGAGCGCGTCAGCATGAACACGTACTCATGCGCGATCGTCGGGCGGTCCTTCGCCGACTCGGGCATCGGATTCGGTTTCGACCAGATGACGTCGGCGCGCAGATACCAGCCGTCCGCTTGCAGCGCGAGCGCGACGCGCCAGGGAATGCCGACCTGATCTTTTGCCTTGAGGCCAGGGGGCGCGATCGGTTTCTTGTCGGCGTAGGTCAGCCCGCGATCGCGAAGCGTCGGCGATACGCGGAACGCGCCGTCCTGCGCGCCCTGTTCGCGTCGTCGCTGAGTCGTCGCAGAGTCGTAGGACGCGCCGCTCGGCCCGCTGCCCGCATAGCTATCGCCGAGGTTCAGCCAGCAGGTCCCATGCGGTGCGAGCACGCGCCGCACCTGCCAGAAAACATCGACCAGCGTCCGCACGTACTCGTCGGGCGTCGGCTCAAGGCCGATCTGGTCATCGACACGGCGTGCACCGCAGAGGCCGCAGACGTCACGGAAAAACGGCATCTGCTGGTTCCCCTGCGTATCGGTCGAACCGACGAGCGTCGAACTCGCGCGCACCTGCTCGGGCGTATGCCGAACGGCGCGATGGTCGCAGTCGTCGTCGCCGCCCTCCCAGGCGCCCGTTCCGTAGTCGCGGAGGTTCCAGTACGGCGGCGAGGTCACGACGCAGTCAACGGACGCATCCGGCAGTTCAGCGAGCACGGCGCGCACGTCGCCGACGTAGAGACGGAAATCGACGTCCTCAAGGAACGGACGCAGGGGCGCACGGGTACGCAGCGGCCTGCGTTCGTCTCTCGACGTCACCGGGAGGTTGCTTCCGGCAGTGCCCGTTACGGCGAACTGGCCCACGCCCCCGCGAGTCATTCGCGTATCGCCGCGTCGTGGTCGGTGGCGAGGATTTTCAGCGCTCGCCGCGCTTTGTCGTAGGCGCCCCAGGTCGAGAGGTTGTTCGGATCGCGGTTCGGTTTCGATCCGCCCGGGTCGAGCGCGATCAGTCGATCGAACATCGCGTCGATGCCGTGCTGGGACCCGATCAGCGTTCCGGCGCTCGGCGCTCCACCGTTCGACGGCGGCGGCGTCGGCTCGGGCGGCGTCGGCATCTGCTGCGGTCGAACGATCGTCGGCAGCATCGTCTCTAGCCACTCCTGGCCCGCTGCGTCCATCGACTGTTCGACGGTGTACGGCGAACCACCGATCCCGAGCTGGAGCGCTTCGAACGCATACGTCGTCGGTTCCGGACGCGTCGGATACGACTGCAGCAGTGGCCGAATCTGCTCGATCGGCCAGCCCCACGATTGCGCGCCGAGGACGCAGTTCGTCAGCGTCGCCGACGGATGCTCGCCCGTGAACGCTTGCGGCATCGTCACCGCGCCCGCCTGAATCCATGCCGTCTGATCGCTGCCGAGGACCGACTGCGTCGTAATCGCAAGCGGCCCGCTGAACGCGCCCGCCGCGCGGAACGCTTCCAGGTAGCGCCCCGGGTAGTGGTATTTCGGATCGCCCGAGTTCCCGTGCGCGTCGTAGGGCGCTTCCATGTTCGCGATGAACGCCGCGTAGCCCTGCGCGCGTTGCGCGTGGTAGCGCGCCTCGGCCTCGACGTCGATCCCTTCGCACCACGCCCACGCGTAGACCTCGAATCCCTGCTGGCGCGCAGCGTTTAGCCAGTCGTCAGACGGTGGGTGGATCGGTAGACGGTCGCCCCATGCGACCTGAACGGCCAGCCGCTTGATCCATTTCGGAACGAGCGTCAGCGGAACGTCGGGCGGCGTCGCGACGAACGCGAGCGAATCCCAGGTCATAGCAACCCGCACCTCCTCGCGGTGGTCGGCCACGGGTGAAAACCGCGCGTGAACCAGGCGCGGATCGCGACCGCGATTTGAACGGACGGGGGCCACTCGTCGGCGGTCCCGAAAACGCGCCAGTAGTCGCCGCCGTAGGTCTGCATAAATGCGCCGTTCATCTGCAGACCGCCCCAGTAGGGCGCGCCGCGATCCGTCCACGATCCCTCGCCGGTGTGAATGCAAAGGAACGCCTGCTCTAGCCAGTGGCCCGGGTCGTAAGCGAAGCGACGCGCGAGCATCCGTCGTTGTCGCCGGATCACCAGCGCTCGCCGACGGGCCGTCCGGCGCCATTCCGCTAGCTGCGTTCGCAGCGTCTCGACGGACGCCTCGTCGGTAGGATCGTTCCGCGTGATCGACGTCGAGACGGGCTGCGGCGGATCGGTCCCGCGGGCGCCACTGACCGCGATCGCGACCGCCGTCAGATACGCGACCAGCGCTGCGGCGCCCGCGATCTTCACGCAAACCCTTTGCTAGAGCGGAATCCCCTACTTACTTTTTGGGGACGTTGCCTCCGCAAGCGAACATAAAAACAGCTATGCTCCATGCGTTGAATCCAACCCCTGAACAGGAGGAACGCATGGCCCCTGAGGACGTCATCGAACTGGCGAAACGGATCGCAGACGTCGCCGCAACGGACGGCGACGAGACGCGGATTCTCAACGTGACGATCGGCGAACTCGCCGACGGATCGCGTCGTCCGTATGCGATCGCTGAGACGTTCGACCCCGTCTCGCAACTGGAGCAGACCTACCGCGTCTGCGCGCCCGCGCCGGACGTCGCGCCGTTGTGGGCGATCCGCGACTGGTCGATCGAGGTTCGCATCGCGGACACTCGCGGCGAACACGGCTGGCTGCGGCTGGAGGAGGTCTAAACGATGAGCCGCACGAAAGGCCGCGGCCCATTCAAGGACGACAGACGCGGTTCGGTCGTCCTGCTCCGCGACTGGACGGGCGAGTACGTCGCCCGCGTCATCGAGCAGGACGCGCACGATTTCACGATCGAACTGGACGACGGTCGCAGGATCGACCTCAGTAAGGCGAGGTTCAAAGGCGCGCTCGTTCGCGTACTGGACGGGAACGCGTAGATGACCGCCGCCAAAACTCCCCTCCGCGCGATCGGCCTCGCGCGTCAGTCCCGCCGGGACGATGACTCCCTCTCGATCCCGCACCAGGTCGAGCGGATCACGACCGCCGCTGCGGATATGGAACTGCTGGACGTCCTGGAGGAACCCGGGACGTCGGGCGGCGCTGACCTCTCGCGTCGTCGTGGTCTGCGTCGCGCCGTCGAAATGATCGAGGACGGCGACGCCGACGTGATCGTGGCCGCGTACTTCGATCGTTTCTTTCGCGATCTGACCGTCCAGCAGGAGGTCCTTAAGCGGATCGACGCTGCTGGCGGTCGCGTGCTCGCTGTCGATATCGGCGAGATCAGTAACGGCACCGCGTCGCAGTGGATTTCGGCTACGACGATGGGCATGGTCGCGGAGTATCACCGTCGGATCACTCGCGAGAAAACGATCGATGCGAGACGCGCTGCGATCGCTCGCGGCGTCCCGACGTTCCCGAACGTGACGCCTGCCTATCAGCGCCGCGAGGACGGGACGCTGGAACCGCATCCGGTGAACGCGCCACTGGTCGCAGACGCGGTCGCGATGCGCGGCGACGGCGCCTCGTTGAGCGAGGTTCAGACGTTCCTCGCCGACAACGGGATCGACCTCAAATACTCGGCGATCCGGCGGATGCTGCGCTCGCGGATTCTGCTCGGCGAACTCCATAGCGGCCCGTTCGTGAACCTCACCGCGCACGAACCGATCGTGGACGAGGCGACGTGGCAGGCCTGCCAGGACGCGAGCGTGTCGCGTGGACGTCGCGCAAAGGTCGATCGTCTGCTCGCGCGGATGCGGCTGCTGCGCTGCGGCGGCTGCGACGCCGCGATGAGCGTCCGCCATCAGCAGAATGGCGATGGCAAGCGGCACCCCTACTACATCTGCGGGAGCACCGACCATCGTCGCGGTCGTGCGCTGATCGCCGCAGAGCCGGTCGAGGACGCGATCCGCGATGCGGTCATCCGCGCGTCGGCCGGGATCGTCGGTCGTGCCGGGATGGACGACGAGGCCGAGGCCGCACGTCGCGCCGCGGAGCGCGACGAGGACGCACTGCAACGGGCCTTCGTCGCGTTCGAAGGGATGGAGGACGAGCAGGGCGCCCGCGATCGGCTGCTCGATCTCCGCGCAAAGCGGGACGCGTCTCGCGACCGCTACCACCGTCTACGTGCCGCCATGAGCGCGACGCGGACGGTTACGACGGCGGCGGACTGGGACCGCCTCTCGCTCGACGCTCGGCGCGACCTGATCGAAACCTGGATCGCGTCCGCCGTCGTCGCTCCCGGGCGGGGTCCCGATCGTCTGACGATCGTCCCGCGCGAGATCGTCTAGCAGCAGCCGCCGCGCCTCGCGATCGAGGATCGCCTGCGTCCGTGCCTCCAGCGTCGAACGGGGCACGGGCGCATGGCGGCGCCGTGGCGCCGTGCGCCGGGTCGGACGTGGTAGCCGCTGGATTCTGATTCTCATGCGGCCCGCCGTTTCCGCTCCGCGTAGCGGATCGCGGCTGCGCGGAATCCCAGCAGCTCGTTCGCGTCGAGTTCGAACGCTTGCGCGAAGTGGACGACGTACCGTTCCCGCGGGATCATTACGCCGCGCTCCCAGCGATCGATCGTGGCGTGCGTCGTGTTCAGCAGGTCGGCGACGTCCTGCTGACTCAAGCCCCGCGCTAGTCGCGTTCGCTTGAACGTTGCGGCAAGGCGATTCGTGCGGGGCACGGCCTCCCTTAGCAGTGCGGCCATGTGGCGTCTCTCCCCGGTGCGATGGTGACTGGTTCGGCGTGCAGTGTTCTAGCGCACGGGGGCAATACGTTGCAAATGCATTTGCAGCTCGAACGGGGAGTCGGAAAACCGCTGCGCTGGTCTGGTTTTCCGTTCACGTCGGCCGACGTTTGTTTGACGTCGAGTTTGTCCCCCTGCGCGGGAATCGGCAAACCCGGGCGACGAGCGCCGCGAGGACTACGTCATTTGTCGCGGTTCGTGCGGCCGTTCGTCCGTTCGTAGAGCCTGATCCACTCCTCGATCCGGATTACCTTCTCGCGCGTCCGCCCGAGCAGAATCGCGAGCGCGACGATCGCTGCCGTCGTGGTCGAGTGGATAGCCACCAGCGCCTCGGTTTCGCGGCTCATGGCTCCGCGACGCGAACGAACACCGTTGCCTGCTCCGAACGCGAGCGCGAGCGGCGCATCACCTGCCCGCCGTTCGAATCGTTCGACGTGGACGTGTTCCCCTCGATCGCGGAGAACTGCTGCGCGGCCGTCCACTTTTCGAAGATCCCGACGTGGTCGTAGATCGTGTCCCATGCCCAGTCGTAACAGACGAGGTCGCCGGGGATCGGGTCGTCGGTCGTCTTGAGGCCGTATCGACCGGCGCGAGCGTCGGCGACGATGTAGGGCACATACGAGTACCGCGATCCCTTGACGAACGCGGGCGAGTCGCGGTCGTCGGCGGTTTCGAACGCCCACGTTGCGAAGATCGCGCACCACGGCTGCCCGTTGAATGCGCCGTACCACTCTGCATATTTGTTCAGGTTCGATCCGGCCGGGGATTCCTTGTAGCCGAGTTGCGAGATCGCGTGATCGAGCGCGGCGACGCGGAGCGCACCGCCAGCGTCCGGCGCTGGTTCCGACCCCTTGAACATCGCCCACGCCTTGTTCAGCAGTGACACGGCGTAGGCGTCCATCGCTGGTTCGCCCTGGTGCGGCAGGCCTTGCGGAATGCGGATCGATCGCAACGTCTTGAACGTTTTCTCGCCGATCCAGCCCGTAGCGTCTAGGTGCTGCTGACGCTGGACGCCCGCGATTCCGGTATCGACAACGTCCGGCCCGTTACCGTGCGCGAATCCGTTCGAATACGCCTGATCGAACTCCTGCCACGGCCAGCGTCCCGCGCGTGAGACGGTTCGTTTGTACGCCTCGACGTCCGGGCCGTCCATACTCGGTCGCTTACCGCAGTCCGACGCATCGGGTGGATAGAGCGGACGCGGAAAGCCGTCCACCTTGACCATCGGCCCGCCCGGGTATCCGTGGTCGTAGTCCCACATCATGCGATCCCGTACAGGGAGAGCCGCGATCCGGCGACGAACTGACCAGCCGCGGGAAAGAACGTGATCCGGTTCAGCGCCGCAAGCGATTTCCAGTGACCCTCGACAAACTGAATGATCGGCGCCGTGCCGCCGTGTCCGGATCGACCACGGAACCCCTTGTAAAACGCGGCAACGGAGTAGTACGGAATCGAGAGATCGAACGTCGAGAAAACGTTCGCCGGGTCGCCCGTATAGGTCGTCTGCGCGACGTTGACGTAGTCCGCTTCGCCGCTCGTTGACGTCGGTGCGCCCGTGCCGACGAGGACCTCCCATCGGTACTGAATCGCGCCGGAGTCGTTGTTAAAGCGGCAACGCACGACGCCCGCGGCCGGGTCGTTGCAGCGCAGCATTCCCGTTACGCGCAGCTCGCGGAACGTCGCCGGGATCGCCTGAAAATCCATGTTCGCGGCGGCGGCGCCAAGGATCTTTTCCTCGATCAGCGAAATGCCGACGGAAACCACCTGCGGCGCCCATTTGACCTTGTTCGGCTGCGCCGGATCTGCGGTGAGGACGTCGCCGAGGGTCGCGCTCGCGGCGAGTCGAGCGACGGCGTCGGGACCGCTGCCGACGAGTAGATCGCCGGGTGCGTCGATGACGCTAACCATCACCGGATCGGGCAAACCGTCGATGACCTGCTCCGTCTTGAGCGCGAGTTCGTGCATATCGGTCGGAACGTCGGCCGGGTCGGTCGGCTCCGGATACGGCAATTGATAGGTCGGCGTTGTGCCCATTCGTCCCTCCTTAGGGTTCGATCGCGTGAAAGTGAAACGTGACGTCCACAAAGTTTCCGGTGCCGTCCACGACGTAGATCACGCTTGAGCCTGCGGCCTGCGCGCCGAGTTCGACGTGCGACCGTGTCGCGTTGCCCGGTGCGGTCTGACAGACGACGACGGGCGTCACGGTGAACGCGGGCGAGTACGTGACCGTGTATTGACCGATCCCGTTACGGACGACGGTGAATCCGGTTCCGGCGATGATCGCCCCGTTTGCACCGTTGACGATGCCGCGCACGACCTTGAGCGCGCTGCCACCGCCGGACGGCGTTTGCCAACCGGTCGCGTAGTCGGCGCCGCTCGTTTTCGTGAGAACTTGCCCGGTCGCACCACCAGCCGGGACGCCCGGGCCTGCGGGTCCCGTTGCGCCAGCGGGTCCTTGCGCGCCAGTCGTTCCTTGCGGTCCCTGCGCGCCCGCGGGTCCTTGCGCGCCAGTGTCGCCCTTCGGTCCCTGCGCGCCAGTCGCGCCTTGCGGTCCCTGCGATCCGGTCGCGCCAGCGGGACCTTGCGCACCAGTCGCGCCAGCGGGTCCTTGCGCGCCGGTCGTTCCGGTCGGGCCTCTCAAGTTGCCGCGCAACGCCCACGCCGTCGCGGTCGTCTGTTCGTAGTAGTCGCCGTTCGCGGAGTTCAGGTACCAGTCGCCGACGATCGAGTTCCCGACGGGACCTGCCGGAGGGACGCCTGCTCCGGTGAACCAGCGCTCGCCAGGGGTTCCGGGCGGGCCGGGGGTGCCGCTACTCGCGATGCCGCCGACGTCACCGATCGCGAGCACCTGCGACGGCGCGACGAGGCAGTAACACGGTTTGCCGACGGTCGGCGTATACGACGCCAGTCGCGCGATCGTGACTTGACCGGCAGCGCCGAAATCGACGGTGACGTGCGTCGTGTCGGGAATCGCGGTGACGTTGCCGACGAGCATTCCGAACTCGGGCGTCTGTAGACGCTCGCGCAGGACGTAGGGCAGCGTTCGCGTAAACGGAATGCTCACGGTGCGACCACCTGCCATTCGGACGACGCGGGAACGTAGCGCTGGAACGTCGGCTCAAGGACCGGGATCAGCTCGACTAGCTGCGCGGTCGTCGTCAGTTCCAGCCGACCATCGACGCCGAGGCCGAGTCGCACGGCGTTGACGGTTTGCAGTTCGCTGCGTCCGTCCGGGTGGACGATCTCGACCACGTCGCCCGGTTCAATCGCCGGGTTCGGAATGCTCGTTAGCGCCAGCGTCCGCGAGAGGCCGACGCGCTGGTTCAGTCGTGCGCGTGCGGCGCCGTCGGCTTGCGCTTGCGTCTGGACGGACGTCGTCTGCTCGATCTGCGGGATTCGGCCCATGGGACCGCCCCAGCGAACGGGACTGGTCGGGACGTCGTAGGTTGCGAGTGAGATCGTCGGTGGTAGCGCCGCGTTCGCTTGCCCGCGTAGCAGGACGCCGTTTCGAACGCTCGACCGGTCTAGCGTCTCGGTCGCCTCGATCATCGACCCGCGGTCGCCAGCGTCGATCGTCCAGACGGACGCGCCCGCGACGGTGTCGTGCGGGCGAATGACGAAATCGCCGAGGTGGTCGAAGTACGCCTCGGCTGCGACTGCGGCCGCGAGATCGGCGACGGCGGCTGCGCGGTCCTGCGAGTAGACGGTGTCGATCAGCGTCGGCTCCGTCGTCGGGTTCGTAAGGACGTGGTACGCGATCGTGTTCCCGAACACCTGATAGACGGCGTCGTGCGCAGCGTTCGACGGCTTGAGGCCCGTCGGGTCCCAGGGTGCGAGGAACTGTTCGTCCGCGATCTGCGCCATGCGGTCGGCGAGGTTCAGCGACGCTTGCCCCTGGAGTTCCGCCCAGGAGATCGTCTCGACGCGGAAGCGGCCGAGCGCAACGCGCTCGATCGTCCCATCGGCGTACTGGATGCCGCGCTCGATCGAGCAGTAACCGCCGAACGGCAGCTCGCGGATGACGTCGCGCGTCTCGTCGTCCTCCAGCGCGAACGTGACGTCAAGCGTTGCCGTGCGCCGCGTGCGTGCGTCGCGGTCGATCGTCACCGATCCACCGATCACCGGGACCGCGATCGGCGTCGCGAGGTCGGACGGGCGGTAGACGTAGGCGGCGACCGAGATCGTATGCGTCTCGCGGATCGCTTCCAGGAATCGGGCGCTGACAGTCAGCACTAGACGTCGCTCGGTAGCCAGGGGACGAACGGACCGATAGCGCCGCCCGTATAGGCGAGTTCGTCGTAGGTGCCGACCGCGGCCTTGAGCGCGGCGTAGGTGGCATACGTCGCCTTTACGTGGTCGTAGGTGTTCGGCGCGAGCGGGACGTAGATCGCCGGATCGGGCCGTTCCACCTGGACGCAGGCGATGCGGAAGCGACGCTGCGGGTCGTAGCCGTAGCCGGAAATGCGCTCCTCGACAAACGACGTGAGGTCGAGATAGAGGTTTCCGATCCCGAGGTCGGGCGTCGTCCGCAGTAGGAACGGATAGCCGGACCCGAACAGGGCGCGCATCCGGTCGCGTTCGGTCAACGTCTCGGCGAGGACGATCAGTTCCGCCGCGGGCGTCCACGCGGGCAGGCTGGTCACGACGGGCGCGCGTCTGTTCAGGACGCGATGGATCGCGGTCGCGGCGTCGAACGTCAACTCGCGCAGCGATTCGATCACCGTCGGCAGCGAGTTCGTCGGGCGTGCGAGATCGACCAGCCATGCCTCGCAGTCGTCCCATACCAGCGTGAACGTTGCCGTTGCCGTGCCGACGATCGTCGTTCCGTCGTAGACGGTCGCGGTGTAGGTGAGTTGCAGGTCGAACGGCGCCTCGTAATCGCGGACGACGAGCGACGTCGTATCGGCGGGCACGGGCGTATCGACGGCGCCGCGCACGCCCGCCTCGTTGCCCGAGGGAGCGGTGCGAAAGATCGAGTACGTGTCGGCGGTCGCGGGAATGCCGCTGAGGACGATCCGCGCCGCGTAACGGTTCGCGTCCAGCGTGATCGCCAGCCCGAGCGCCATTAGGTCAGCCCCGCGATCAGCGTTTGCGCGAGTCGGTCGTTTTCGCTAACGACCTCGGAACGGACGATCCCCGTCAGCTCGCGCTCGCCGATGTAAACGCGAACCTGGATCGCGCGTGCGATATCGCCGACGATCGAATCACTGGCGCCCGAACCAGCGGACGCGAGCAGCCGCGAGAGACGCGATAGCGGCAGCACTGCCTCGGGACCGCGCTCGCCGACCATCGCCACGGTCGGCGATCTGACGATGCCGCCAGATGCCAGCCCGGGGATATTTACGTGCGGGATCGACGGTAGGTCGATGTGCGACGGAATGCGTTTGATCGCTTCGATGAGCGCATCGACGGCGTTCGCTGCGGAGTTGAACGCGCCCGCGATCGCGTTAACGACCGACTCAATGCCGCCGAGCGCCGATTTCGCAGTCGCCGCGGCGGTTTTCAGCGCGCCGTCGAATACGCCCGCGAGCGCGGACGCTGCGCCTCGCGCGGCGTCGAACACGGCATCGAGCGCGGAGACTGCGCCCTTGACGCCGTCCGCTGCGGCCTTCGCTGCGCCGGTCGCGGACGCCCAGACCGACGTAAAGAACGTCGCGAGCGCGGACGCTGCGCCCTTCGCTGCGTCGAATGCGGCCTTAGCTGCGTTGACCGCCGTTTCGATCGCAGTCGATGCGGTCGTTACCGCCGCTTTGATCGCGGCCCACGCGACCTCGATCACCGTCTTGAGCGCGTTCACCGCCGTCTCTACGGCCGTCTTAATCGCGCTCCACGACGTCTCGATCACCGTCTTGATCGCGTCGGTTACGGTGACGATCGCCGTCTTGATCGCGTTCCACGCCGTAGTTACCGCCGCCTGGATCGTCGTTAGCGCCGTCGTGACCGCGCCCCGGATCGCGTCCCACGCGGTGACGACCGCGGCGCGTATCGTCTCCATCGCGGTCGCGATCGCCGCGCGGATCTGGTCCCAATGCTGAATGACCTCGGCGACGAGCAGCCCGAGCGGCCCGAGCAGAATCCCGACGATCAGCGGCCAGTTCGCGCCGATCCATGCGAGCACCGCTTGAACGCCCGCTTTGATCGCGTCCCAGATGCCCGCGAAAAAGTCAACGATGCCGCCCCAGTGCGAGTAGACGAGATACGCGGCGGCGGCGAGCACGGCCACGACCGCGATCACCGCCAGGATGATGACGATGAACGGCGACGACGCGACCGTGAGGGCGAGCATCGCGAAGCTTAGGACCGTGAACGCCGCAGCGAGCGCGAACACGACGATTATCAGCGCCTTGAACAACGCCGGATGCTCCTGCAAAAACCTGGTGACGGCCATGAGCGCGGGCGCCACGGTCCCGACGAGTTCGCCCGCAAGGTTCGAATAGGACTGCTTAAGAATGTTCAACTGCCCGGGCAGCGTCTTGCCCGCGGCCTCGGCCGATCCGCCGAACTCCTTATTGAGTTCGCGCAGGATCAGTTTTTGCGCGCCCATCGTGTCGCCCGAGGCCTGCATCGCTTTCACCTGCGCGACCTGTTGTTCGGTGAACGAGACGCCGACGCGACGCAGCGCGGTCATCCCCTTGACGGGGTCGTTCAGCGCCTTGCCGAGTTGCATCGCCGATTGCGTCGCGTCCTGCCCGAGGGCGACGCTCATATCGGTCATGATCCGGGTCGTCTGGTCGAAAATGTCGTTGCCTTTGCCCGCCTGGTTCGAAATGTTCGTGAACGTCAGCAGCAGGTTTTCGCCGGACTGAATCGCCTCGTCGTCCATGCCGGATTTCTTCATGAGCGACTCGGCAAGCTTCCCGACGTGGTCGGCGCTAACGTTCGCAGCGGCGCCCGTCGATTTGATCGCAGCCTCGGTTTGCGCGCCGACTTTCGCCGCCTCGGCGAACTCATCGATGCCCGTCTTGAGGCCCGAGACGAGGATGCCGAGACCGGCGGCTCCGCCCGCGAGGACCGCCGCCTTGCCCATCTTTTTGGTCGTGCTGCCGAACGATTTCGCCGACCCTTCCGCGTCCTTGAAACCTTTCGATAGCTGCGACGTGTCGGCCAGGAACTTGACGACGATTTCGGGCGTTCCGGCCACGGGCTAGCGGCGACGCCTCCGCGCCGCACGTTCGGTCGTCTTAATCTCCTGGTTCGCGTAGCGGACGAATGCGCGGTACTCGGCGGGCGTCATCTGCTCCCCCTCGCGCGGCGTCATCCGCCAGAAACGACAGAATCGGGCGAGGTCGTCGGCTGCGCGTTCGTCGTAGGGTCCGGCGGCGCCGCGTTGATCCGGATTACGACGTCATCGAGCGCATCGAGGCCGACGTTGTGCCCCTCGCGCCGCAGTTGCAGCCAGGCAAAGACGGTGAACTTGTCGTCGGTCGTCTCGTCCGCGACGATCTGCGACCACGAACGCCCCAGCGTTTCGCGGATCATCCGCAGCTCGCGCGGCGTAAAGCCGACGCTTAGTTCACCCGCCTGGACGATGATCTCTGCGGGTAGCGCTCCGTTCCTGGTCAGCGTTTCCGGATTCACCAGACCTCCCCGATTTTTTTCTTGACGACCGATTCGCCCGCTCGGACGAGCGCGGACGTCGCGTCCATCGCTGCGGGCGTCAAGTAGTTGCCTTGCGGGTTGTGCGGGAATCCGCGCCCGCCGTACTCCACGAACTGCGCGTAGGGAACGCCGCTGCCCATGCCAACGCCCGCGCCGCCCGTGTCGCGGTCGATCTCGACGCTGCCCGCAAGCGCGCCCGTGCGTCGTGGCAGACGACCGCGCACCTGGTCGGCGACCTGACTGGCGACGTGTTCGAACTCCTTCGGTGCGTCGTCGCTTACGCCGCGCTCGACGCGTTGCATTCCGGCGAGGAGTTCGTCCACGCCTTCGAACTCGACACTCACGGACCCGGCGCTACGGCCTTAACAGGTGCGCCGACGAGCGCCCACTCCAGGTCGATCTCGGACGCGTCGCCCGCGTCTCCGTTGATCGGCGAGTACGGCTGCGGGATCACCAGTCCCGACCACGCCGGGTTCGTCGGCGAGATCGGCTGCGATTTGTAGCCGACCACTTCGAACGCGACGGGACCGTCCGATGCGATCGCGGCCGACAGGACCTCCTCCGTCGCGCCCGCGTCGAACGACTGGTAGAGCGTCGCGACCAGCGCCCACTTGACAACGCCCGGGTAATCGACCGAGCCGCACATCGTGTCGATCGTCGTCGTGGAGACGTCCGGCGATAGCTCGATGTGATTCGCGACGCAGGCGAGTTCCTCCAGGTTCGCCGCCGTGTCGTCCGACGAAATCTTGATCGACGCGTCGTCTAGAACGAGGATTCTCGGGATTGCCATTCGTGCCTCCTCAGGTCGTCACCGTCACGTCGTAGACCACTTGCGCGCCGAGGTAGGTCACGTTCCCGATCGGGAACTGACGCGGTGCGCGCACGGTCGCGGCGGGCCAGGTGTAGTCGTCGGCCCGCAGTCGGGCCAGGGTGTACGCGACGAGTTGTTCAAGCTTCACGATCCCGGGCGCGGGGGCGATCCGCGACGCGAGGCAGAGCACCATCAGCGACGCCGACCAGAGATCGCGCCCGAACGATTCAGGCTCTAGCCAGGGGTCGTCCCAGAGCAGCATCAGCGCGGGCGGTGACACGGCATCGACCACGTCGAACAGCACGTCCGGGTCGTCCGCCTCGACTGGTGCGAGCGCTGCCGCCGCTCGCGCTCGCACGTCGCCGAGCAGGATCGTTCCCGTATCCACGGTCACGCGATCCCCCAGCGTTGTTTCAGCGGCGACAGGGTGAACGCGTGACGATTGAATCCGTCGCGGGGCGCTTGCAGCGTCCCGGTCTGGTCGAAACCGATCACGCCGAACGCTGCGTCGTTCGACTTGTACCACTCGACGCCGCGCAGGACGTTGACGCGGTTCAGCAGCGGGTCGGGCGGTTCGTCGTCGGCGATCAGTTGTGCCGGGACGGGCGCCCAGTCAATGTCGTGATCGATTTCGTCGGCCGCGGCGTCAAGGCAGGCCTGGAGCGTCGGCGTATTCTCGGCCGTTAGACGGATGCGCAACGCCGCGGCCAGTTCCTCGACGGTCGCGTAACTCACTACTGCGACGCCTCCTCGATCGCTTTGCGGAGGTCGTCCTTTGCCGTGCGTGCGTTGACGTCAAGGCCCATCTGCTGCGCGCGTTCCAGCAGCTCGGGCCGCGTCATCGCGTCGAGTTCAGCGGCCTGCGTCTGCGCTTGCGTCTCCGTCTCCGCGGCCGCTCGTTGCGCTTCCTGCTGCGGGCGATAGAAGCCCGCTTCGCTGCGGCGGCGATGCTCGGTCACGGCAGCGTCAACTCCGCGAACGCGCCGGGATCAGTGACGGCGCACGCGAACGCGCCGATGATTCCGACCTCCAGTCCGCCGATCGACGGCTCGACGGCCCGCAGTTCGACCGGCGCCGACGGCGTCTCCGCGCAGAGCAGCGCCGAGAAATCGCCGACGATCGCGGTCTTTGCGGGGATGCCCGACGAGACGATCAGCCGCAGGCCCGCGATGCTCGGCCAGGTGCCGTTCGACAGGTCGGCGGTTCCGGTCGCGAGAAACGTCGGATTGACGTTGCCGACGAGCGCGACGAGCGAGTAAGCGTCCGCCGGGTTCATCGCGATTCCGTTCACGTAGCGGCCCGTGTTCGCGTAGACCTCGGCCGCTGCCGACGCGATCGCGCCCATGACCTCGGCGAGGTCGAGTGGTGCGATGCCTGCGACGACGGGCGTCGAGTCGGCTGCAGCGAGGACCGCGCCCGCTGCGGCGTCGGTCTTTTTCGCGTAGTCCGTCGCCGCGAGATCGAACCAGAGCGCGAGCGCGTCCGGGTTCGACCACTGGATCACCTGCCAGGAGAAGTTCGCCGCGACGAGGTACGTATCAGCGAGCGTCTCCAGCAGGTCAACGGTCATCGATCCGTCGCCCGCCTCGGTCTTTTCCGTGGCCTGCTTCGCGACCTGCGGCCGCGTCGTGATCTGCGGGAACTGAACCTTGCCGGACGAAAGCGCGACCTGCCGCGACGCGGCGACGAGCGGCCGTGCGCGGTTAATCGTCTGCATGATCTCGGCGATGTACGTCGGCGAGACGAACGGCCCGACGTCGGCGACGAGCACCGGGGACACCGCCCGCTCAAGCCGCTGCGCTGCGCGCTGGCGGACGTGCGCCGGGACCTGCGCGCCAATCCGGTCGAAGCGGCAAAGGATCGCGTCGCGGGCGTAGTGCGCGAAGCGGCGGTACTCGCCGGGTTCGTCACCGTCGCCGCCGTCGTCGTCGTCTCCGTTCCCACCGTCCGGCGGCGTCTCGCGACGTCGCTCCAGCGTTGCGCGTGCGTCGCGCTGCGCTTCGCGCGATTCCTCCAGGTCGATCAGTTCGCCGATCTGCGGTTCGATCTCCTGCAGCCGGTCGCGGTGGCGCGTAATCAGCTCGCGCTCCGAATCGGTCGGGTCGCGCTCCTCGTCGTTCGCCGAATCGAGGATGCGGTCGATGTTCTCGTTGATCGACCGACGTTCGTCAACGAGTCGTTGCAAAACAGGGTTCGGCACGGGACCTCCCAGACGTTGAAGTTCGACCGGGTGTCGCCTTGTGCGGAACTACGTTCGGTGTGCGGGGTGTCGCCCTACTGCGCGGGGTGTCGCGGTACCGATCCGCCTAGCGGGGTGCGGTTCTGCGCGCGATGTTAAACCGTGACGCCGAGCGCCCGCAAGCGCTCGACCTGCGCATCGTCAACGATCGGCATTTCGAACTCGCGCAGCATTTCCGCACGCGAGCGCGTCGCGGTGACGACCGCGCCGACGTAGGCGGGCGATCGCGTTAGCGACACGTTCTCCAGGTGGCAGTTCGTCCGGATGACCGTTCCCTCGTTCGTGCGCTTCCACTGCCGGAAGCGGTCAACGAATCCGATCGAGAATCCGGGCAGGATGCCTTCGCGGACGAGTTCCAGCGCTTGATCGCCGAACGCTCCGCGGTGGATCGAAAACGTCCCGAACAGGCCCGTTGCCTCCTCGTGGAGTTCGCGACAGACGCCGATCGAGTCGGCGAGCGACGTCCGGTGTTCGTAGAGCAGTTCGATGCGCTGCGCTGCGCGGAGTTGCCGCCGAAAGCATCCGGGTTCGAACGTTTCGTAGTACGGCACGAACTCGGGCGGGTCGGCGACGCGCGACGCTTCGCCGTAGGGAACGCAGCAGCCCTCCACGATCCGCCCCTCGCGATGCTCTAGCTGCGTCTGGAACGACCGTGTCAGCACGGGCCGGTCGTCGTCGTTCATGCGTTCATCGCCTCCTCGAAAACTGCGTCTGACAGTCGCGGGTCAGCGTCCGTCGCGCCGTGCGTTCCAGCCTCCTCGTAATACGCCGCCGCTTGATCCGCTTCGCCCTCGCGGAGCGGCGGCAGGTCGAAAACGAGCGCTCGCGCTTCGTCCACGGTCAGCAGTTCGGCGCCCACCGCCTGAATGACGAGCGTCGTCAGCGTGGCCATATCGGGACGCAGGACCTGCCACGGATCGAACTCGACCCACGATCCGCGCGGTAGCCAACGCGACAACGCCTCGGCGATCTTCGCTGCGCACGGCATTAGCTCCGTGCGCCACCAGAGGCCGAACAACTGCTCGGGATTCTGGTACGTCAGTCCGCCGCTAACCGACGTGTTAAGCAGGATCGCCGGGACGCCGAACGCTGCTGCGATCTGCCGCACGTCCCAGTCGCGCGAGTCGAGCAGCATCATGTCCTTCGGTGAAACCGAGATCGCTTCCAGCAGCTCCAGGTCCGGCGGCAGGATCGCGGGCGCGCCGAAACGCTTCGCGGCGGCTGCGACCCAGTCGGCTTGAATCTGCTGCGCTTGCGCCTGGTCGAGTCGTCGCTGCGATTTGAGCGCGACGCGGCTGGCGCCCGTCGAGTAGTAGACGTCCGCGGCGTAGTTCTCGGCTGCTGACGCTGAGGCGACGTTCGACGCGTAGGCCTCCAGCGCGGACGTTCCGCGTAGCGCTCCGTTCGGGTTGCGCATGATCTGCAAGACGTCGCGCGGGTCAAGCGGAACGTCGTTCGACCAGTAGGCCCGCGTCCCGGCGACCTCGCGAACCTTGATCGTCGTCGGATCGAGGACCGTCCACGTTCGCGGATAGCCCGACTCGTATTTCGTCGTCACCCAGAGG